ATTTTGAAGGTGATGTTGATGGTTCAGCAAAATGTCCTCTTATTGGTGAAGTGTGTGTGGTTGTTAAAGGATATACTGTTGGATCATTAAGTGGATTAGTAGGAAATCCTCCATTTACTCCAGTATGTTCAGTGTCTAAATTTGTAATAGCTAAAATTCTTGGAATGTTTAAGTCATTTGACAAGTCACTGTTGTCTACAAGTAAGTTGTTTATGTGACTTAAGTAAGTGTCACCATTTCTTGCAAAGTTGTATATTTGATGAAAAGGCACAATTGGGCCTCCAGGATTGCTAAAAATGTTTGGTGTGCCTGTTACAGTAGCAGGATACTGTGTTGTTAAGTCTGGATTAAGTAAACTTCCTAACATTGTTGAACCTTGAAGTGTATATTTAGTTAATAGTCCCATAGTTTATGCTGTTGTGTAATATTGATTTTGTATTTGACTTATTCCAGATGTTGGTGTTGTAGGATTAACAGTGACATACACTGGTGTTGGAGATTGTTGTGTAAATTGGTTTGAGGAAGTATTAGTTGCTCCACCATTACCTCTAAATGATGCATTACCAACAGCTACCATTTTTTGAGGAGTTACATATATGTTGTCTTCTTTAGCCGGTTTATACATTGTTCCTTTTGAAGTAATAGTTCTGTCTGGACCTTGTCCTTCTGCTGGAAAGTTTCCATCACCCATCATTTTACTATACATGCCCATTCCTATTGCTGTTGCCCCGGCCATTGCTGCTATAGCTAATATTGGTCCTATATAAGGAATTTTAGCTACATTTTCACCTACAGATACAACATAACCATACATACTTTTTAAAAAGTTTTTAGCCGCAATAGCTCCATTTCTTAACATCACCAATCCTCTTTTTTGTTCCATTGTAAGTCCTATTCCTGTTAAAATATTATAAGCACCTTGTAAAGCTACCATAGTTTTTTGAACTACCATTATTGTTTTTGCTATAGCATAAAATGAAGCTATTGCTACTACTATAGGAGAAATATATTTAAGTACTGTTCCAAATCCTCCAGCTATTGTTCCTACAACACCTGAAATAACAGACAAAACAGGCAGTAAGGCATCCATAATAGGAGAGATTATAGCCATTATTGGCTCTGCTATAGACACAAATATTTCTTTCATTTTTTCAACAGCCATTGTTAATCTTTCTTGGGCACTTTGTTGTTTCATTAAGTTATCATAACCAGTTTCAGCTATTTGTTTTTCAGACATTCCTTGAGCACGAGCTGTACTTAATGCAGCTTGAGCATCAGCTAATTTGTCGCCTGATAGATTTTTTAGTGCTTCTTGATCTGTTAAAGTAGTAGCTAATTCATCACGTCCCATTCCAACAGCTGCAGCTATTGCCTCTTGTTGAATGCGATTCATTTTTCCAAATTCAGCTGCTGTTCCAAAGTTTTTAGCTAATTCTCTAGACAATCCTTCTGTGTCATTAGTTAAAGCATATAAACGAGCTTGTTCTAAATTTAAATCTTTTCCTGTTATTAATTCTGCAGACAATTCATTGTTAATAGAAGATTCAAAGTCTAATAATGAACCTGCTATTTTGTCAACTTGTGATAAACTCATTCCTAAAGCTTTTGCTTGAGCTGCTGCTGCTCCTAATTTTTCACCACTACCCCCTAATGAAAGTTTAATTGCGTCTGATGCTTTTGCAACATCTCGCATTATGTCTTTTTCATTTAGTAAAACTTTATTGTTTAAACCAGTTACTTTAGCAGCATGTAGTAAACTTGAAACGTTTTCATTTAAGTTTTTTCCTGTAGCTAAACTTGTTTTTTCAATTCCTAATAATTCCTCATTAGTGAAACCTGCTTGTTCTCTTAATTTAGTCATGGCTATTAAGTCTCTTTCACTTGCCATAGCATTAGAACCTAAAGCTTTACCAATAGCCATCATAGATTCTTGTAGTGCCCTTGTGTTTAAAGCAGCATCACCAGATAAATTACCTATTTGTGTAAGTTCTTCTCTTACATTTGCAGCTTCATTATATGTCATGTTGAAACCTTTAGCTAACTCTCCTGCTCCTTTATCAACACTTATTAAAGTATCAACTATTTGTGTTATAGCAAAATCTAATAGATTTGTTAAGGTTAGTTGTGCTTTTAATGCATTTCCTATATTTTTATATTTAGAAGTTTGGGTTTCAAGTTCTATATTTTGAGATTTTAATAATAAATTACTTTTTAAAAGTTCTTTTTTTCTATCTCTTTCAACTTGAGATAAATATTGATAAGGTCTTTGTAAACTTTTTAATTCATTATTATTTTCAGCTATTGCATCCTTATTAAGAAGAATTTGTTTTCGAGCGTTTTTAGTTTTCTCAATTGCATCATTAAATGGTTGAGATAAATCACCAAAACCTATTTTTGATAGAGCTTTTGTTACTCCCCCAACACCTGTTCCTAATAAACCTATTTCTTTATTAACTTGTTTTTGAATTTCAACTGTTCTTTCAATAGATTTATTAAATTTTTCTTCTGCGTCTATTGCTTGGTTAAGTTCATCCAGATTTTTTCCTGTAAGATTTCCCATGTTTTTAATGGTTATTAATTCATTAAATTTTGTTTTGGCTTGTCTTTGTAGGTTCTTAAGTTGTTTTTCACTTAAGTCGGATTCTCCTTTTCTATAATCTGAAACTTTTTGTGCTATACTCGCAATTCCATTAAGAGATTTTTTAGCATCTGAAAGGTAATTTTTTTGATTTGCTAATTCATTAACACTATCTTTAAATGAATTATATACATAATTCAAATCTGATGACATCTCACGAACTTCAGCACCTAAGCCAGAAAGTAATGCTTTAGCTTTTTCTAAATCCTTAATATCAAATGGAGTTAATGGATTTTTTCTAAGCTCAGCTCTAAGTTCATTTATTTTCTGATTTATGTCATTAATATCGTCAGTCATTCTATAAAATGTTTATTTATTATAAATATTAACTATTTATACTTTGTTGATTTACCTGAAGGAGTAACAGGTTTTGAAACACTATTCCAATTTTCACGGCTAATTTTACCAGAAGAATCCATTAGTGTGGATTTGTTAGAACCTCCATTAGAAGCATTTTCAGATGCTTCAGATTCTTTTTTGTAAAAATCATTGATTTGGTTAAATGTAAATTGACGTAACCAGCGTGGCATGTTGTAAATTGTATTCCAGTCATATCCACCTTTACCATGAAATACTATTTCATGTATTTGGGTAAATAGGTTAGATCTTGCAATAGGTGCTGTGTTAGAAGTCAGGCCAAAAAAACTTAATCCCAACTGGAATATCGACTCCAACTGAGTCCCTGTCGGGAAAAAAAGTCAGATCTACATCTGGTTGTGTTTCTTTAATATGTTTTCTTAACTCTCGTGAGTCTCGAGCTAACAAGTGTTTGTCTACAAACTCTCGAATTGTTTTTACTTCTCGATCTCCTCCAACAGATGTAATCATATATTTTAAACGTGTAGAAAGTTCAGGTGAAGCGTTTTTATTTATTTTTTTAAGACTGTCTAATTCTGTTGTAATTTTTTTCTCATCACCATGAGTTACTATTTTATAGGTGATGTTTACACCTGTAGATGGTAAAGTAAAGTCAAATTCATTAACACCTTTATTTTTTAATTCAAATGGTTTATTTTCAATTGTTGATAAATCTACAGTATGTTCTTCTCCATTGTAGTCAAATGAATAGTCTTTACCATATCCTAAAATGCGAGCAGCTACCATTATAGCATTTTTATCTCCTACAATTAAGTCACTGTAGTTGATTTTAGACACAATTAAAGCTTGCATTACTTTGTCTAATACTGTGCCTTTTTGAATGTAAGACTGATTGGTTAAAATGTCCTCTTCCTTAGCTGTCATGTATTTCATGGTAATTTTACCACTTGACAAGATGTTGTCTTCAGGATAAACTAAGCCTTTTGATGGCAATTCAATTTCTTCTGTTGGAAAGTCATATTTGACTTCATTGGTATTTTCCATAGATTTTATTAATGTAACTTATTGTTCATATATAAATATACGAAAAAAAAAGAAACCCACCAAGTTTAAGTGAGTTCTTGTTTAAGTGTTTCTATTATTTGTTGTGGGTTATTGTTAATGTCTGTTTCCCAAAATCTAAGTAATTTAAAACCGTTGTCTTTAGCCCATTGGTTTTTTTGTTTGTCACGTTTAATATTCTTTTCTTGAGTTTTACATATTGGACCATTAGGATATTTAAGAGGATTACAATGATAAAAATCACCATCTACTTCAATCAACATATTATATTTAGGTAAATAAAAATCATAAAATGCTTTTATAGGTTTAGTATAATATGAATGGATATTTTCAATATTTTGTTCAAGTAATATATTTTGGAATGTTATTTCTAATTTGGAAGTATGTATTTTATCTTCTTTTATGATTCGTTTCATTGCTGAATCGCTCATTTTTAATTTAGTTTTTTCTGATTGTATTCTGCCTACTCCAAATCCTTTAGGTTTTGGTTTGGGTACACCTAAAGCTCCTTTAGATATTTTTTTACCTTGTTCTACCCAATCTTTATTTTTAATAGCATCTATTATATAATCATATTCACCTGAAGCAAATTTTGCTTTACGTGTTGCAATAATTTTAGCTACACGTTTGGGGTTTTTAGGATCTCCAAAATGTCCTTCTTTTCGAGTATTATGTCCAACTATAAATTTATAAAAATCCCCATATTCAGGAGCATATTTGGTTTTATTACCACACCCACACTTACATAATGGATTTATTCCATTATATTTTACTTGAATAAGATATTCAAGAAATCTTAGTTTATGATAAAAAGAAGTATGTTTACTTAACTTTTGTTGTTTATCGGTTTCATAATTACATAGTTGACATTTAAGCATAAAAAATCCTCCTCATTTATTATAAATATGCGAGGAGGATTTAAGATCGACTTGGATTGTGCTTCTCTAATCTAAAAATTGAGAATGCAATAATCCATTGATAAGTTAACTGTTAATTCTTGAGCTGCTGCTTCATCATCCCAACTGTAGTCTCCAAATTTTGCAGATTTAATAAATGCTCCTTTAATAACCCATTCAGATACAATGTCTCCTACTGGTCCTAAAATGTTGATTGTTACGTCTTTCTTGTAAAAATCAGAGTAACCATCGCGGCCTGTAACAGACTCATGATGTAAACGTACCCATTCCATTACTGATTGAGCGCCTGATGGTGTAATAGGATCAAACAATGTCATTTCAATGTCATCCCACTTAGCTTTACCTTTAATTTTACGGTAAACGTTAATGTGATTTAAGACAATTTCCTCCATTGTTACACCCACAGCTCCAATCTTTTTAATTGTGTAAGCTGGAATTCCATCCACATACATAATAAAGCGATTTTTTACTTTAGGTTCAAATGCGGTGAAAAATATTTCGTTGGGACTTAGTACTGCCATTTTATTTTATGTTTTTGTTTATTATAAATATTATATTTTTAAAAAATTATGCTCCAAAAGTAGCTCCTGTTGGTGTGATGTTGAAGTCTAAGTAAATGAATTCAGCTGTTTTAGTTGGTTGAACAAATATTTTACCTACCAATTCATTTCTGTCAATTACATCAGGTGTGTTGTTTGTTTCATCCATAATTACTTTGAAAGCATACAATCCTTGTCTTTGTTGAACAGATGTTAAGTAAGGATTTGTTTGGCTTAAAAATTGATTTCTTGTAGCAATAGTGTTTTGTTCAAATACTAAATTAAGAGCTATTTGAGAAATGTATGATTTTAAAGCAATCAACAAACGTCTAACATTTACTCTGTCTAAAGCACTAGCTCTAGTTTGTAGTGTTTTTTGTCCATATACTACTATGCCTGTTCCTGGGAAGGTTGCAATTGGATTTACTTTTCCATTGTATAAAGTGTCTCTGTTTGCAGCTGAGAGTTTTTGTTCAACTCTAACTACTTGTGACAGTCCTCCTCTGTTTATTCCTGCAGGTGCAAACCAAGGCTCAGCTACTGAGTCGTTGTAAGCATATACTCCTCCAATTACTGTTGAAGCAGGTACCCAAACTAATTCTCCTGTAGAAGGATCTACTACTTGGCACCAAGGCCAGTATTCAGCAGCATATGATGTGTTGCGAGTAGAAGCTTGAGCTGTTACAGCACTTACTACTTTACCATAAGCTACAGGATCAACTACATATATGTTGTCTCCTCTATTTTGTGTATTTGTAATAATAGATGTTACTTGTGCAGTATAATCTGCATCATATAAACCTGGTGTTAACAATACATTAAATTTAAAATCATCAGTATTTGATAAGAGATTAATCATGTTAGTATAATTTCCTCCACTTAGTCCTTGTGTATCTGTAGAAGAAATATTATGATAGAATTTAGCTCCTGTGGTTAATCCACCTGCTGCTTTAACATTACCTGTTGCTCCACCAAATGATCCACTTGTGTTTATTAAAGGAAGAGAAGCAGTATATGCATCTTTAGCTATTCCATTATTGTCAAAATAATTTAATGTTGTGATATTTACACTTTTTACTCTTATGTAATTTGATCTATTAGCATATGAGCCTGTAGTATCAATTTGTATTGTAGCATTATTATAATTTTGAACTTGATCACCAATTACACGAGAAATAAAATTTGGTGAATTTGGATCTAAAGATAACATTGTAAATGTCTCTAACACAGTAGGTGTAAGAGCATTATCATCACCTCTTCTAATTAATAGATCAAATGTTCCAGAACTAGAGTTTGTATTTACAATCTGCCATCTTACATTATCTTTAGATCCACTTATTAAAGCGCCTGCTGTTTGTGAACCTGTATTATTCATGATTACACCTTTAGAAAATGTTTCTAAAGTAAATACTTCATTTAATGAACCTGAATCTTTAATAGCTGTTCCTGAACCTGTAAGGGTAGAGGCAGCTGTGTAAGATCCGCTTACTACTCGAGCTACTAGTAAAGATGTTCCACCATTAACAAAGTAGTTGTAAGCAGCAATTGAAGTAAAAAATGTAAATGTTTTACTATCTGTAGCACTTCCACTTTCAAATGTTGTACCAAATGTATTAACATATTCGCTAAATGTAGTAACAATTGTTGGAATTTCAACTGGACCTTTAACTGTTGGTCCAATGATTGCTGCTCCAGCTGTTACAGGTCTACGAGATACAAAAGATGAATCGTTTTCTCTTGCTAAGACTCCAGGTGATATTAATGTTTCTGCCATTGTTTATTATGTTTTATTTTGTTATAAATATGATGAAACATATTAAAATACTAAGCGCTTATAAATTCTCCCTTTTCAAGATTTATTGAACCATCGCCGTATTTTTTCTGTAAAGTTTCACCAATTGTGGTTTCTTCTTGACGTATTTTTTTAAGTTCTACTATTAAATATTCTTTTTGCAAATTAAATTCTTGAATTCTTAATTCAATTATTCCAAACTGTTCAATTAGTTGAAGTCTTTTTTCTTGAACTTCTTTTAATTGTGTAATTTCTTCTGCTGTTAAAACTTTTGTTGTCATAAATTTTATTTTGTTATAAATATTATTAAAGTTGGGCGGGTGGAATTGTTTCTGATGTAAATGTAATTTTAACTTTGTCTGGTAATTTTTTTAATGCTGTTATGTCTTTTTGTAATATGTCAGGAATTATATATCCGTTTAGTTTTATGTTAAATGTACTACTTACTGCTCTTTCTTCTTTATCTGATATTTCTGTTTTTATAGCAAACGAATCAATCATCGCTCTAAATTGAAAACGTGCGGGGTCACCCCAATATGAATCAGATGCATATCCAATTGCTTCAACAATTTTATTTAGTTGATCCATGTAATAAGTGTTGATGGCACAACTGTAGGTTAAGGTTATGTAATCAGGTACTACAACTGCATAATTTACCTTTTGAGGAACAACATTGTTTAACACATTAAAGTTGTCATATGCATTTTTAGAACTGTATTTTTTTCTGTGTAAAGCTAAATTGTTGGGATTGTTGGCGTCTAATTTATTAGCTATAGATCTTACCTTATCAATACTGTCTCTTTTAAACATTATTATAGGCATCATAATTCTACCTTGAACATCTCTATAGTATCCGTCTTTTTGAAAGGATTTCCATTTTTCAGGTGAACCATATATTATAGGCACTTCAATTCTTTCACCATTTTGTATTACAGAAGGTTTAATAACATTTGTAAAGTAGTAGAAAATAGATTCATCAATGTCTTGAATTCCTATAGAAAATGGTTTGGTAGTGTCTCCTTTAAAAGAAAGTTGATCTCCTCTATTTTTTCCATTTGCTAAATTAGGATTTCCTAATCCGGTTTGTTCATAAGGAACTTGTTGATCAACAAGAAGTTCCTTTTGTGTTTTTGGAATTGGTTTTCTACCTCTGGTTGCCATTACAATCTTGATTTAATTAAATTTAACCTATCTGAAGGAACATAATGACATTCACATGCTACACTAACATTGTATCCAAAATTTTCTAGTCCTGGATTTAGTGGGTTTATGGAATTTGGAAAGTCAGGATCTTTGCCTGCAAAAAATTGTGTAATATTTGTATTATCTACTTCCCAATAACTTTCTTGATATAATATAACATCTCCTACTTCAGGATGTGTGTTTGCATCAACTAAATCATCTCTTAAAAAAGCGAAAGTCATTGGCCAATCAAAACCTACACCTAATTCGCTTGTAGGACTTGTATTGTCACCAACAGTTATTAAAGCATTTAGTAAAACTGGTCCGTCAAAAAATCTTCCTCCAGACGCTTCACCGTATAAATTTACTGTTGTTTTTTGCAAAATGTATTTGTAAAAAGAACACTGTTGAGAAATAACGTTGCCCATTACTTCTCTGTTCATTCCTCTTATAAATGAGATGTCTCTACTAGATCCAAAAAGTGCCATATTTTACGTTTTTAGCCTATAAATATAGTCATAGGAGATTTTCCAAGTTCAATCATAGCAGCATCTCCTTCTGCTTGTCTTCTTACTAGTAAAGATTGACGAGAAGTTTCATCCATGTATAATCTTAATCTTTCTATTAAAGCTGTTTTTTCTGCTGTTGCAGCTGATATTAAGTCTGATTGATTAAGTGAAATTTCCTTTCCTGGAATTGGAATTTGAGCGTATTTTCCTCTAACATATCCTAACATTTCTTTACACAAAGATAATGTGTATTCAAATATCCATTGTCTGCCTATAGAATTTATTTGAGAATATGAGGGATTTGTAAAGTTAGCATTTGAAACATTAGTTACTGATGATCCTGCCTGAGTTATAATTGAATTTGTTCTTTCTTCAAGGCTAATGTAGTGAAACCAAATGTAGTTTCCAGTGTAGTCTGGAATTGGAAATATTCTTAATTTATTGTTTACTAGTTCAAATGAATAATCTGACAATGCAACTTGATTTTGCAATTCAATTGCTTGAGTTGTTTGAATTAGTAAACTTGTAGGATACATAAAGTAACCTGGAACTCCATTAGCAAAAGATGCTCCTCCAACTGCAGGAACTCCTCCAAGTCCTGAAAATAAGTTTAATCCATAAAGTTGATTAACAGCAGGAGTTGGTTGGTAAAATACTCTTTTTATTTCTATTCCCCCAGTTATGTTGTTGTCTAAAGCCCATTGGGTTAAATTGTAATCTTGAATGCTTGCTGTAGTTGCTATTGAGCCACTGTGATAATCTACATATCCTCCTACTCCTGCTTCTGAGCCATATTGCTCTGTCAATTTAATTACATTAGCCATACTTGGAATGACAGTAGCATGGTTCATGTTAGAAGAGGTAGGAGATCCAGCTATGTTTAATAAATTATCTCTTACTTGATAAGCGTACAATTCATTTCCATATGTTGTAATTGCCTCTTCAAAAGCTGTGTAGAAGTTTAAATCTTGCAATTCAACTTCCATTATAGGATATCCTAAACGTCTAGCACAAAAAGTAGTTACTTTATCTGCGTCAGTTTGAAATTGATAGTCATTATCATAAAATCCAAAAGGAGTATTACCTGGAAAAAATGAACTAGAACCGGGATATATAGGTACATTCATGAATTATGATTTATTATAAATATGACAAAGATTAAAGTAATTCTTAGTTGAAGCAAGGATCTGCAACTAATCCAAATGTTGGATATGTAATAGGATCTACAATTGACGGAGCATTTTTAGCTATGCCATTTGGTGATTGGTTTATGTATCTAATGCCAGAGTTGCCTCCTTTATCTGAGTTAGGAGTTAGCATGAGTAATTGTCCTTTTCTTGTTAAACTACAGTCTGATGTATTTACAAATTTTGCTGTTTTTTCAAAAGTGTCTTGAAAAGTAATTGTGTATGCTGTACCTGATGTACTAGACTGTATTGTTGTTTTTTGTTTTGGACTTCCACTAAAAAATTTATTCATTGTTAAAGTAGTACCAGCAGGTGCTAGCACTATATTCCATGCTATTTTATCCATGTTTATTAGGGTTGTTGCTAGTGCTATTAATAAAGTACTTCCTGTAGTTGTAACTTTTCCAGAAGTGTATGTTAAGGTACCTGTGTTATAGCGAAATTCTGCTGAGTCAGATATTGTTACATCTCCTGCTATTTCAAGATTATTTCTTAATTGAGTAGTAGATATTCCAGTAATAGTTCCTCCTGTTATTTTAATGTTTGTAGTTCCTGCTATTATTGTAGTAGTGCCTCCCATTGTAATACCATTACCAGCATTTATTGTATTTCCATTTATTGTTGTGGTTGTGGTTGTTGTTCCAAGAGTTAACATTCCTGATAAATTAAGATTTGATGTTAATGTGATAGTTATTGCACTGGTAAAACGAATACTAAACCATGTCATACCTGATGTGTTTAAGGTAGTAGCAGCAGCAGAAATAAATAATTGCGAACCAGCTGTTGTAATGGCTCCTGAAACCCATGTCATTGTATTGTTGTTAAAAGCCACATTTCCTGAAACAGTACAATCGCCAACAAATTGAAATGGATTTCTAATAGGATTTGTACTCGAGCCTGACCATGTGCCACCACCAAGTTTTATAATACAAGTTCCAACTGCTGTACCTCCATTATTTGTTATTCCTCCATTACATGTTATGCTATTGGTACTAAGATTTGTATTTGTTGTTGTGGTTACAAGACCTGTGACAGTCCAATTATCTCCAAGTACAGCTGCTCCAGCCCACACAGTCAATGCACCCGGCCATGTTTTTCCATTTGATGTGATTGTTGCAAATGCTGTAATACTAAGTGTTCCTGTGCCTGTTATAGTCATTGCAGCAACAAGTGTAACACTACCACCAACGCTTAAAGTAGCATTCATGGTTAATGTGTTTGTGTAGTTTGTAAAGTCTATGGATGTGCAAGCAGCAGCAACATTGACAGTTAATTGACCTGAGAGCATTGATGATTGTACGTTGTCACCAAGTATAGGTACAATGCCTTCTATCCATGTTGCTGTGTTATTCCAGTTACCTCCTCCAATTGCTATTGTTCTAATGGCCATTGTTTAATAGTCTCCTGCGAATGCGGTAGCATCAAATTGATCTGAGGCACCAGTGTATAGTGATTGTACAACAGACATGATTTGACCACTTAACATGATAATAGGTTGATCAAAAGTAAAAATTGAAGTTGCTCCAACTGCTGTAATTGATCGAGTTGCTGTTGCTGTTGCTACTTCTCCTATAAGTCTATGATTGGTTCCAGCAGTGTCAGAAAGAAATATTCTGTGTACCAAAGCAGATGTTATACCTGCAACTGCTTGAGAATTTCTAAATCTTACTCCATCTACTCTAGCACCAGCTGCTCCTGCAGTTACTAAAGTTACTAATGCTCCTGATCCATCAGATGCTGTGTTTGCTGCTGCAATTCTTGCTGGCTTAATGTTTCCTTGAAGAACAAATATTGGTGTGGTGTTTGCTGACATTGTTTATTGGTTTTGTATGGTGTTAATATATTCTGTTAGTTCTTGATTTGTGCTTTGTGTAATTGTAATTGTCATCATGTTGTTGATGACAGTTCTCACAATTTTAATTTGTTGAATGCCTATTGCAGTTGACGCAAATGTGGTTTCAAAGCTTTCATATGTTCCATCATGCATGTCTTCACAAGCACAAGTGTAAGTTGTTGGACTGCTTTTACTTTTAATTATGTGTCCGTCTAAAGCTGTGTATGTCATCATCTTATGTAAAATTATAATAGTTAAATAGACTTACTGCTGCAGATATGTTTCCAGCTGTTGGTGCAAAGGAAGCACTATCTGCATATGATGCACTTAATGCTTTATTTCCGTTGGTAAATATTGAACCTGTTACAAATGAAGCTGTTGTTGCAAATGATGCAGTTAAAGCATAAGATGATGTTCCTAATAAAGAACCTGTAAATCCATCTGTTGAGATTGTTGAGCCTGTTATAGTTAAACTTCCTGTTATAACAGCACTTCCAGTATATGGAAATGATGAAGCATTTGCTACATATGAAGCAGTTAAAGCAAATGATGAACTTAATGCTTGTAAAGCATAAGATGAGGTTAAAGCATTTATTGCCCAACTTGCAGTACCTAATAATGAACCTGTTATACCATTTGATACATCTAATGAGTATAAGGATGCTGCTGATCCTGATGTAATGACCTTCTTCCAATTTGGCATATAATATATTTTTAATTGTGGTTAGATACATGCACTTTATGCCAGTGTATATGCCTACTTCCTTTTCAGGCCAACAATTTGTTTGATGATAAATATTAACTTTATATTGATTGTTGCTTTTTACTTTTCTTTTCTTCTTTTTCTATAATGTGTTGTAAATCTTGTTGTTTTTTAACTTCTTCTTGTTTTAAAATTTCTTGAATTTGAATCAACTCATTTTCAAGTTTAGATTGTAAGTTAGCTAAAAATTTAGCATCTGTGCCTTTAATGGAAATGATGTCTAAAGATTGTCTTAGCAGTTGAATTTCATTTACTGTTAAATCAATTGAAAAAATGTTCATAACTGTTATTTTTGTTGATTAGTATATTGGTTTTGTAGTTTAATCACTGTGTTATATAGTATTTCTACATGCTCTCCTTTAAATGTTGAGTTGCGTAATGTAATTAATATAAGTTGAATTTCTTCAACAGTCAAGTTATCTTTACTAAGAAGTGAAGAAGTAGATTTCTCTACTTCTAAGTTATTAATAATTAAATTATTTGCGGTAAAAGCCATAACTATTTTTTTGTATATTTTATGAATATATGTAAACATCACCTGTTAAACTGTTAATAAACATGTTGCCTGATCCATTTGATGAGCCACCCCATGTTGGGTTGGTTGGAATAGCTGCTGAAGCTGATACACGAGCTGTTACTACAAATTCATCTGGTGTTAGAGATGTTGAAGTTCCTACTACATCATATGCTACAGCAAAACGACCATATGCTCCAGCTGAAGCTGCTTCTAAGTAAAAAGCTGAACCAGAACCTGCTGCATTATATTGAGTAACCAAACCAGAATCTGCCAATACTGATGAACCACTGTTGATTAAAATAAATTTATCTTTAATGTTTAAATTATCTGCATTGGTAAAAGAAGCAGTACCTGCTACTGATAAATTACCTGTAACAGTAGCATCTCCTGACACAGTTAATGTTGCTAAGGATGTTGTTCCAGTTGCTGTTAATCCAGCTAATGTTCCAACTGAGGTTAGTGAAGAACCTGTAACATTTGAAGCTAATGTTGCTCCAGACAATGTTCCAGCTGGTGCAATAACTGCAGCTGTTGTAATACCTGTTGTTAAACCTTTAGCATTAATGGTAATTACTGGAATTGCTGTACTACCACCAGTTGTTCCTGCTGATGCTACTGTGGCTAATGCTGATACTCCTGCTGATGTAATAGTTACATCTCCAGATACTGTGCTAAATATTGAGCTAGAAAAGAATGGTAATAATGATCCTGAATTGACAGTGAAAGTTCTTGCAACACTTCCATCATATGTGCCCGCAGCTGATAATCCACTTCCTGCTGTTAAAGCATTTGCAGAAGCTGCTACTACTCCAGTTAAAGCGCTACCATCTCCTTTAAAGAATGATGCTGTTACTGTCAATAGCTCTGCGTTACTTCCTGAGACTATTACTTTTTTCCAATTTGCCATTATTTATTTTTATTATACATATTAAAGTTCTTATTCAATTCCAACATAAAATGAGGATGATGTAAAGTATATTGCTCCATTTGGAGCAGTTCCTGTTAAAATAACAGATGATGTTGCTAAAACAACTACTCCACTTTGAGATATTTGCAGTAAATTGTTGTTGGAGGAGTTAAATATTTGTAAAGGAATTTGTGCTGATGAAGTTACTTGTATGCCGTCTATTACCTTTAATGTTGTTGTAGCGTTTCTTACTAAAAAGAAATCACTGGTTGTGTATGATGGTAATGATGTAAATGAACCTTGTCCTATTAAAAATAAAGATCCTGTTATTCCAGCTGAACCTGTATATGGAAAACTGGAACCTTGTGAACCTGAGGGGCCTTGAGAACCTGAAGGGCCTTGTGATCCTGAGGGGCCTTGACTTCCTATTGAACCCATAGGTCCTGTTGATATTTGAACAACAGATGTTATAGGCTGAGTTACATCAACATTAGCATTAGCATTACTATCTACTACTGTTATAGTTCTGTTATTGTCTTGTAAAACCACCTGATTGTTGTCAGGAATAATATTTATTGGTCCTATATTAGACATTATTGGGTTACTTCTTTAGATAATTTTACTTGGCCTTCTAAAATCCTTGTAACTATGCTTCCTGATCTTATTTCTAAATCATATACTCCTGTGTCAAAGGTTAATAGGGAAGATGAAGCAGCTGAAACATATATTGCTATTGAGCCAGATGTAGGAGGTGTGGTTCCATTTGAACCACTAAAATTTAATCCTGTTCCATCAGTATTTAATGAGCTACTTAAAGTAATATACACTGTAGATGAGGCAACAGATGGACGAATTTGCATTTTTCCACTGTAGCTTGTAAGGTTAATAGGATTTCCACTAGAGTCTTTATATTGAAGTTCTAAATTTAATGTTGAACCTTGTTCTATAGTAAATGAATATCTACCTGCAGCCATTTTTATATCAGTTGTTTGTTATAAATATGTGAGGATTTTTAATCTCTAAATTCTTCGTATACTTTTAAAATTTCTTCTACAATTTCATGTCTGTGATTTTTCTTTAAAGTAATAATTTTTACACCTTTAATTCTTTCTTCAAGACGTGGAAAAAATCCAATGCCAGAATCTTTTTTACTTTTTAAATCTACTTGCGCTAAATCACCACAAAAAACTATTTTACCGCCCTTGCCTAAACGACCTAACATCATTTCAGTTTGTTGACCTGTTATGTTTTGACATTCATCTACTATAACAAAAGAATTTGGAAATGTTCTACCTCTCATAAAAGCAAAAGGCACAATTTCAATTTGGTTGTCTACAACCATTTTGTCAATTTTTTCTTTATCATATAGTAAATAAAGATTTGCATATACTGGAGCTAACCAAGGATCCATTTTTTCTTTTAAGTCGCCAGGTAAAAACCCAATGTCTTCTTTTGACACAGTAGCTCGAGTAATTATAATTTTACTCATTTCTTTTTTAAAAACCATGTCTAAAGCTATTTGACATGCTACTAAAGTTTTACCTGAACCTGCCATTCCCTTAATTAAAGTAACAGGATTGTCTAATATAATTTGTTTGGCTTCTTTTTGCTCCTCATTGAGAGATAATTTAAATTTTATTTCTCCTTTTAGTTTTTTTGTGTTTTGGAAGACTTCTTCATTTGTATTGTGAGACATATTTTTATAAGATAAGTATTGTAATTCAACTAAAAAAAACGTTTTATTAACGAATTTGCTTATAACATGGAGTTTTACATAACGTGTTTAATTAAATAAAATAAACATTAATAATGCATTGATAAATATACTAAAGAAAAAAAGGACGCCTAATTTAGGCGTCCCTTTTAAAAATTATTCTAATTTATTATTATAGGGTGTTTAGA